AAAACCTATATCAAAAGATTTTTTAGAAACTTTAGAAAAAAAACAAATAGATCAATCAGATATTGATAATAAGAATAATTGTTCAATATGTATGGATGAATTTAAATTAAATGATAAAGTTTTAATATTGCCTTGTGGAGAACAAAAACATTATTTCCATTGTGATTATTCTGAAACATGTTCAGGAATATTACCATGGTTAAAGGAAAATAATACTTGTCCTATTTGTAGGTATAGTTTTCCTATAGATAATGATACTAATAATGATATGAACCATGATGATAACGATGATAATACTTTATCTGAAGATAATCAACAAATACCTATAAATAATAATCAACAAATACCTATAAATAATAATCAACAAATACCTATAAATAATATATTTCAACATATGAATAATATGATGACAAGAGTGATAGATGAAGAAAGAAGAAATATGTTAAATGAAGAAGAAGAATTACAAAGAGCAATCTTAAATTCAATTGAAGAAAGTTAATATTAGTTTATAACTATTTTTTTATTTATTCTTTTTAATTAAATGACAACAATACAAAATGTTACATCAACACCAGATTATATTTCTAATTTTATAAATTCTAATCTAGAACAATTAAATAATATTCACGATGGAGGAATGGATAATTTCAAAGAAGGTTGTTTAGGATTAAGATGTAGTGAAGAACAAAATACAATGGATGTATTTTTTATGAATCGTGATTTATTAATTAAAAATATGTCAGAAGAATCATGGGAACAACTCAATATTTCATTAAAAGAAAGACAAAAAAAATTATTCTTAGTAAATGATTTAGATCGAAATGCAATTTTTTTAGTCTATATTTGAAATTTAAAATATTATTATTAATAAAATTTAATGGAAAAAAAACCTTTATTAATTGATTTACCTAAACCCTCCAAACCATCTGTCCCCTTATTAGAAAAAACTTCTGAAAATGTATCAGATAATACAGTATTTTATATTGTTATTGGAGTTATCGCATTAGGGTTTTTGTATTATGTTATGAAAGATGATTCATCTGAAACTACTAAAAGTAAATTTGTTTTCCCAAATTTGCAAAATGTAACTCCTATTCAAGCAATCGAATTTACTCATAAAGTATGTCCTGTTTTAGGGACTGAAACGAAAAATACTGCCTGTTTTCAATATCCCCCATTAAGTCGTGGTTTTGTTATATCATTTTGTTGTAATCATTGTGCCGAAAAATTACAAAAATCATTTAATGATGGAGATGGAGAATATACTATCCGAGAAGAAAATAATATGAATATATTATACCATAATGATGAACCTAGACAAGTTACTCCAGTATGTAGTCAACAAAATGTAGATCTTGTAGTTAGTAAAGTTGGTACTAAAATTATGAACGGTAATAATCAATAATTTATTAGTTATAATTACTAATTACTAATTACTAATACTCATTTCATAAGCATTTGAATCACCTAAAGAAGATCTCATATGAGATGTATAAGCATTTAACCAACTTAACCAACTTTTACCAATTTGCCAGTGTTTTAAAGCATATGATTTAGGATATTTTTTACAAGGAAAATCTAAATACCCCTTGTTACCATTTAATTTTAATAATTTTTTAGATTTTCTTTTAGATCTTTTATTAATTTTTTTAGATCTTTTATTGCCACGCTTATTATTGCTACGCTTATTATTGCTACGCTTATTATTGCTACGCTTATTATTGCTACGCCTATTAATAGTATCTTGATGACATTTATTTTTACTCGCTTTTCTAAATGGTGGATCTTCGCCTGGACTATATTCTTCAACAAATGGATATAAATAATGTGATGGTAAAATTTTATAATTATCATTAAGACGGATAGCACTTCTTAAAAATCCCGGACCAGTTTGGAAATCAACTGCGAAATCATAAAAATCAATATTATCTAAAACTTCTTTTTTTAGCAACCTTTTAAGAATAACGCTTTGTTTAACCGCCCCGAAAAAAGAGTTTGATAAAATATAATGATCTTTAAATCTTGGGACTTCATTACAACCATAAAATCTATATTTCTTTTTATTAAATAAATTATACATCGGTTTTAAGATTTCAAAAGTTGTATCAAAATAAAATCCTCCATGATTATAAATGATTTCTAAACGCATTAAATCTGTTATTTGTGCCCATTTTGAATAAGTTAAAGGATTCATGTTATCATCATATAATGCCCTTCCTTCCGCATTATACATTTGTTTCCCTTGAAGTTTTTTTGCTTTTTGAATATACTTAAAAGTTTTCGGAAAATTTTTTTTTGTTAAATCATCATTACCCCAAACTTTAATATTAAATTCAGGTAAATGTTCATGAAAAGTTTTTAAAAATTTTTCAAAATAATCAGGAGGATCGCCACCAATCCATATTAAATGAATATCTTTTGGTATAGGAGATACCCATTTTTTCATAAAAATAATATATTATAAGATTAGATTAAAATTTATCTTCTTTTTTTATTAGATCTTTTTTTATTATATCTTTTTCTATTGGATCGTTTTCTATTGGATCGTTTTCTATTTGTCCTTTTACTTGAACCACCATCCACAGAAAGCATATCTAGAAGTGTTTCTGCTGCCCGTATATCTTCGGCATTGCTTGCACCTTCATCTAAAAATCTTTGACGTTCTGTCATTTCTTTAATCATTTCATCTTCAGAATCAATACGTGGTTCTAAGACACCAATACTTGTTAATTTTGATCCTATTTTTTTTGAGAGTAAATTAATTGATTTAATAGATGCCAATCCACCAATACACCAAGAAATTATTTCTTTTTTTAAATCTTCTTCTCCTAATATTACACCTATAACATTATCTATTGCTTGAATAGGAAAACATAATGGATTATTCATACCCTCTACATATCCCGGTTCTCTTCTATGATGGATTGCTTCTACTGAATAAAGACATCTCCTTTGTTTTAATGTTTCAAATCCTTGCTCAAATGTAGTTTTTTCATCAAATAATGTAAGCATTAAAAGGACAAATGAAATAAAAAAAAGTATGAGTGTTATTTTTTTTTGAGTTAATTCTGCTGGTTCTTCAGATGAACCACCGCCACCAATAGAACATTCACTTATATCATAAATTACATTATCTATATTTTTCTTAAATTTAGATAAAAAGAATCCTTTCGCTACTAAATAATTTTCTTCTGTAATTTTATGTAATTCATCCATTTATTATTAAACAATATTTTTAATTTCTATAATAATTCTTATTTTTTACTCTGTTTATTATTAGATCTTTTTCTATTGGATCGTTTATTACTTCGTTTATTTCTATTTGATCGTTTATTACTTCGTTTTTTATTAGTTCGTTTTTTATTAGTTCGTTTATTTCTCTTGGATCCACCAACTGGTATTGTTCCATCATCAACTTTACTAAATAATTCTTTTTTTAAATCTTCATCATCACGGAATGAAAAAAAACCACTACTGGGATTTACATTATATTTATAAGATTCTTCTCTTAAAAGATCACCACTTAATTCACTTAGTTCATCTTTTTTAACATCTTTTAAAACTTCTATAATATCTGGTGTTCTTAATGAAGGATCAACGATACCGGGAGTAGTACTATGTGTTAAATTTGTCATAGGAGTATCAATAGTTAATGGTACATCTAAAGATATTGGTTCTTGACTTGCTTCTCTCCTCCATATTGCTAGATCTTTTGGACGAGGTAAATATCCTGTTAAACTTTCCTGAAAAATATTTGGATTTTCATATTGTTTTAATATTTCTGAAAATTCATCATTCATATTATTAACTTGATTTGCAACTTGTTTTCTTTCTTCTTCTTGTTTTGCTTCTTTAATCGCAGTTAAAATCCAGTTAAAAATTATCTTAATTGCCCAGATAATATCCTTAATAACTGGTATTTCTTTCAGTAAATTTAAAATTACTTCGAATACACTACTAATAATAGATAATAAACTTGTTATACCTTTTCTTAAAAAATCATTATCTAAAAACCCCCATAACCATGATAATCCATCACCAAACTTTCTAATAAAACTTACTAAAATACCAAACGCATTTGTAGATTTTGATCCTAGACCGAATATTGTTAGAATATAATTAATGAAAGTATAAAAAGGCGTGATAAAAACACAAAATAGTGCTATATGGAGAGATAAACATATAAACCATAATCCCCAAAAAAGTATCTTCATCATCCACCCCCCACCAGTTGTTTTTTCGCTATAAAAATGGTATATAAGTTTATTAAAATTTACAATAATTGCAAACATTTGCAAAATAAATGATAATAATGTGAAAAAACATTCTATTATTTGATTAAATTTTCTTCTAGATGATAGTTTTGGTTTTCTTTCTTTTAAAGGGATGGTCTTTCCTTTTTTTTTTCCTTCCGTATAACGTGGTGCATTCCAATCCGAAAACTGCCCCTCTTTTGATTTGAGTGCTCCAGAACGATACTTATTGCGGACTTTATTTAAATTTCTATGTGCTCTTCTTCTATTATTTGGAGGAACTGGTTTATTTAAAATTTGTGCCCGCCGTGTTTCAGTTGCCAAGGGAATTGGAGCAAAGAGTCTGTTTGCCCCACCGTTCATTCCTGACATATTTGGTAATAATGCTTCTCCTAGTTCAGGAGATACTTGATCAAATTGTATGAATACTCCAATAATATATGTGAATCCTAAAATTCTGTATCTGTTATTAATAAAAAAATCAATCGCAGGGCAGTGAAAACTTTTTAAATCTCTTAGAAGTCCATGACCTAACTCATTTATTGAACCTTGTACTTGATCAACCTTTCCACTAATATCTAAAGCAATATTTTTTAAATCCCCGATTAAAGGTGCTATTTGTTGTGTTTGCTCTTCATTGGCATATTTAATTTCTTCTCTTATAATACTTCTAAACTTTTCTTCAGTCATCCCACCTTGTGCTTGTTGCATTTCTTGTTCTAAATTGTTTACAACAACTTCTTCTATCCTTTCATTTTCATTTTCATTTTGTTTTTCTTGTTTATGTAGCATTCCTTGTTTTTGTGCACCTCCGTCACTTACAGATTTTCCTTTTTTTTTTCGTTTTTTATTTTTTTTACTTTTTTTCTTTTTCTTACTCTTTTTTTCTTCTTTATTTATATGTGAAAAAAATATTTTTAAATCACTTGATATATCTTTTAAGACTTTTATATCAAAATCAGATATTTCTTTTATTTTTTTTAAATAATAATCTTTATCGATATCATTTTCTTTTTCTGCGAAATCTTTAAATTCTTCTTCAGCATCAAAGTATTCAGAATTACCTGAAAATGATGTTTCTGCTGATTTATATGATGATGGTTGATCATCATAAAATGATGAAGATCTAGAATAATCTTCATTAACTTCTGGTATTGCTGATAATGGCATTATATTATTAAACAATATTATATTTACATTAATTTTAATAATAATTTATTTTCTATATCTTATCTTTTACTTCTTTTATGGTTTGTTAGTTTATTATTTCTTTTACTTCGTTTATTATTTGTTCTTCTTTTTTTATTATTGGATTTTTTTTTATTAGTCCTAATATTTCTTTTTAATCTTTTAGATCTTTTCCCACCACCCTCATCTGGAGAAGCACCAGTTCTGCCTGGATTAATTTTTAAACTAGAAGTATCATATTCTTCCAATCCTTTTTTTACTACTGATGCTACGTCTTCTGTTGTTGCTGTACGTGTTAATTGAATCCCGGTTGATGAATCAAGTAGAGGTTTATCTTGAGTTGGACCTTGAGTTGGACCACTTCTACTTGACGACCCTTCACTTTCTTCATATGATATAAGCATAGCACGTGTAATAGAATTAAATGTATTAAATATTATCCCAATTGAATCAGATTTAACTATCCCTTTCATGAAATTGTAAAGGTTATTATATGTAGGGTCTTTCATTAATAAAAAATGTATTCCTATATCATTAGTATCTCCACTTAAAAAATCCCTCTTGAGTCCAGTAATTTTACTTAAATCTCCCATATTTATTCCATTAATTAAATAACTTTCAATTTCTCTATCATATGTTGGATCTTTACTTGATAGTTCGTTTATATCTAATAAATGACATAATGAAGCAAATAATGCTACTACTGACCCATATTGAAGTAATTTTAATAAACAATTCGATTTTCCGGGATAACTAACACCACTTTGTTTAATTTCTCCTGACATGCTTATTAAATTTTCATAAATCATTTTTAATTCTGTTATTCCTTTCGTAACGGATACACTTTGTTCTCCCGTAGGAGTTACTCCCGTAGAAGGTAAATCCCTATGAGTTACTTCACTACTTATGGTGTCTGCTGCTTCTGCTGCTTCATCATCTGCTGCTGGTGGTGCTGCTGCTTCTGCTGCTTCATCATCTGCTGCTGGTGGTGCTGCTGCTGCTGGTGGTGATAGGGTGGGCTGTTTAGAATATCTAGTTTTATAAGTTTCGAACTCTTCTTCAATTTCTCTAATAATAACAAGATCATCATCTTCCATTTTGGCTAATTCCTCGATAGATTCTACGATTTGCGTTAGATCTTCCGAATTAAATTCTATTCCACTATCCCTAAATTCTGAATATTCTCTGAGTAATTTTTTTGCTTGTTCCCCCCCTCCTTTTAAAAATGACCCACCCGCCGGGGGGGCGTCTTCTAAAAGACGACCCGCCCCGGGCGGATCCCTCAACTCCGAAAGTGAAGATAAAGAATTTGATAAAGGATTTATTTCTTCACACATAATACTAAATAATGTTTTTAAAACCATGGATGCTAAATATTTACTAGAATCCTTATCCGGTTTTTCTTCTGCTGCTGCTTCTGCTGCTGCTGCTGCTTCTGCTGCTGCTGCTGCTTCTGCTGCTGCTGCTGCTTCTGCTGCTTCTAACTTTACTAAGTACGCTTCCAATTTTCCTAATTCTTTTCCGTATTCTCCTTTTTCTGCTTCTCTTATTTCTGCTTCTTCTTCTCCTTGTCCGGGTGGTCTTGCTTCCAGTGATTCTATTATTTTTTGATGATATTCTATTATTTCTTTGATAATTTCCTTTTCATGGAGTAATTCACTTATATCTTCTTCTACTGATAGGTGACTCATGATTGATTTAAGCAATAGATCTTCTCTTATATCTTCTTCTGCTCTAGGATCCACTGGTATCTTGAAACCTTCCATACGTTTACCCCGCGATTGCATCGCATCAAGAGATGCCTGATCTGTCGGCGTTCTAGCATCAAAAGTATTAATATATTGAACCATTTGAGAAAATGAAATAGGTTGTTGATTCTCATCAACAACATGAATTTCATCAAATAACTCAATCAATTTTCTTGTTTTTTGCACATTATCTGTTAAAAGTTTAATAGTTTTTAATTCACTTATTATTTTAGGTTCGTTTGTTAATTGATATACATAAATCTCTAATATCGGATCTAAATCCCCACGATTTTCCATATTTTTTCTTGCACATTCCATAATCATCCCTAATAATTTACACTGTTCCAGACATTCTTTATCCATTTATTTATATTTATATTTATATATATTATATTTTATTTTATTTTATTTATTTTATTTTATTTTATTTTATTTTATTTTATTTTATTTTATTTTATTTTATTTTATTTTATTTTATTTTATTT